CGCCAATCAAAGCAGCACCACGAAGCGAAGCAGCGCCAGGAATCGCCACGGTCGGCAGCGTCAGCGCGAGATTGCCTGCGAAGTTGCCTGTAGCACCCGCGCCCGTGTTCATCAGCGCAGCGTCGCGAGCTTTGGCTTCGTCCACGTCCTTGCGGTCAACAAGACCAACCATCTGCCCTAGCCCGCGACCTGTGTCCGTGATGGCTTTACCGAAACCCGCCGCGAGCTTGTCGCCCGTGCTCATGCCTTCGGTCGGGTCTACGTTCATCGGCGGCAGCGGGTTTGCCGAACTGCGAGCCGCCCGATACGCCTTCGCAACCGTTTCAAAGTCGGGCGTGCCCTTCTTGTCTTGGTTCTTGACGATCCACGCTGCGTATTCGTCGGCTGTTGCCATTACTTGCCCCCTCGCAGGATGGCATCTGCTTGTGAGTGGATGTCATTGGCTGGCGGCGTGCCTCTTGCAACCCCAGCCCGCTCAACAATGCCAGAGAGTTGCTTGGCTCCGGGGCCAGCACGAACCTTCAGAGACTCAATGTAGAGGGGGATTGAGTCCATCTTTTGTTTGGTGGTTGTTGAGTCTTCGCCAAAGACCGGCGTCAACTCTTTGACCTTTTGCAGCGCCTCATCCTTGTTTACACCGGCACCAGTAGCGGCGCGCAGCAAAGCCTCGGAAAGCGAGGACGCGCCCTGCATGAACTGTTGACGTGCCGGGCTTCGCATTGAATTAGCGGCTACCTCGCCGAGCCCAAACGACGGAATTGCTGCGATAGCGTCAGTCAAACCGGGCCTAGCTGCGCTTGAGTCAGCGGCCATAGCTTTCTTCATGTTGCCGAAAGCGTTGTCTGCCTGCACAAGCCAGCCAGTTGCCTTGCCTTGGTCTTCGGTTAGCTTGCCGGTGCCAGCAGTTGCCGCCGCCTGCTCTTTTGCCCGCGCATCCGCCATGTTTTGGCCGCGCATCGTCACTGCACGCCCTGCCGCGCCTTCAGCCGCTATCCGCGCATTGCTTGCAATGCTGTCTGGGCTTTGTGTGTTCTTGACAGAGTTAACAACCGCCGTCTTCCCCACAGCCGGATCAAACGCTAGGGTATTGGTAACGCCACCAGTGTTCTGCGTCACCTCTTTCAGCATCTGCTCCTTCGCGCCGAGTGCTGCTCGATACTGCGCTTCTGCCATCTGAGCAATGCCGGCCGGATTCTGAGCCACTTGCGCTTTGTACTGCGCGGCCTGCTCTGGCGACAAAATGCCATTGCTTGCAAGCGCATCAATCGTGGCGTGCGCGCTTTCAACGGTTGGTGTGCGAAGAACGCTAGCCATCGCGCTGCCGATGTAATTGGCTCGCTCCAATTTGCTTTGGAAATCTTCCCTGTTGGCTTTTGCCTCGCGCTCGCGTGCTTGCGACTTTGTATCCTGCAACTTAGCAACACCCTGCCGCACACCGTCCGCTTCGCCCAAAAACCCGCTGTTGCTCAATGCGCTGATGCGGTCTTCATCCGTCGCGCCTTGAGGCAGTGAGCCGAGAACGCTGTAGAGCTTGTTCTGGCGTTCCTGATCGCGGCGATAGGAGTCCATCTTCATGCCGTTGATCTGGTTCGCCTGTTGAGCCTGCTGGATGCCGAGAACGGCAGACAACTGGTTGATGGGCGATTCAAACTTCGGTGGCTGAACACCTAGAGCAATGCTGGAGTCGATTGGCATGGCAATTACCCGAAGTTGTACGAGGACGCGCCGAACGAAGTGCTAGGGTCGTAACCGCCGCCGAAGAACGAACTGCCACCACCGCCGCCAGTTCCGAGCACACCCTTAAGCAACTGGTTTTGCTGGAATGCGTTACTTACGCCACCGAGCGCGTTGTTCCAAGCGTTCGCCGAACCAACCTGCCCCGCTGCCTGAGCGTTACCCGCCCCGATGATGTTTCCGGCCTGAGCGTTGCCGAAATTGCCGTAAGCGCTTGAGCCTTGGTTAGCAAAGTTGCCCGCCGCTTGGCCTAGTTGGTTGGTGGCTTGTTGTCCTACACCAGCAAGACCGGCGAGTCGGTTGTATTGATTGGTTTGGTTGTTGTTGAAACGGTTGTATGAGTTTTGGTACTCGTTAGAGGCAAAGTCTTGCCCGTATTTTTCCAGTGCCTTCAACGCCCCACCAGAGAGAAGACCGCCTCGAGCCGCCGCGCTGTTTTGAGCCGCGTCCATGCCCTGCTGCATGCGGAACTGATAGCCAGGGTCTTGCTGGAAGTCTTCAGCCCCAAACGTCTTCATCAGCGAGCCGTAGCCCGTCTGATTCGTCCCATAGGCACTTGGAAGACCTAGAAGAGCCGAGAGGCGGTTGTTCGCGTTAAGCCCAGACTGACGAAACGGGCTTTGCAGTTCAATTTGCTTATTGAACATCTCCCGCTGAAGGTCGATCTGCTTTTGAGTCGCCTCTGCTTGAGCCTGAGTCGCGCGATCCGAGGCATTGGCTTGGCTCTTTGCCGCACCCTTCGCCGCATTGCTTGAAACAACGCCACCGACAAGTCCGGCCCCTGCAACTGCTGCTGCTATACACATGGTTTGAACTCCGCAAAACGCTTTTCCATGACAACATCGTCGGGCGCATACCCCATCAACTGAAGGATGCCGAACAGTTTCCCATCAGGGCTTGTGGGCCAGCCCACGACAACAATCTCGCGCTCTCTGAATTGCCCCTCCATCGCAGTGATGAAACTACGCATGTAGGCTCTTCGGTCAGGTTCAATGTAGAACGTGTCCACGTTGGCACACCGTACTGGAGCGTGGTGAAGACTTCTGTACAGAACGATCAGCGCATATCCACACAGCGCCTTTTGTTCGTCGCGCAGGGTCATTGCGATCAATGAACCGTTCTCAGCCAAGTTCAGGTATTGAGGGATATCGGGTTCAATCACGAAGCCGCGCTCGCCGTGAAAGGAACAGGTGTCCTTTTTGATCTCGCTGCATTCGTCCCAGCTTTTCTGACCAAGGGGCTTGATTTCATCGGCCAGCGCTTGCGTGAAATCTTCGCGGGCGATTGTCAGTCCGTTTTCACTCATAAGCCAAACCTTGTTTTTATGTTGTCCCAGATGGCTGCTGTTTTTGCCTGACTTATTGCAGTATTCCAGACAAAAAATTCAGCCACAGCGCCTGGATACGTTGTTCCATTGAACGCCTCACCTACAGTGAAACCTACCGTTGAGGCTCTCAAATAGCCAAGCAGGTAATTTGTACCTGCGCCAGATGGCAAATCGCACTGCGCCCCATTAGCCGATTGCACGAAATTATTCGGTCTTCCCGCAGCTAGCTGGCATCCTCGAAGCTGCATTGTGCCAAGGGTGTACGTGAAAAATGGCCCGTATTGCGTTGCAGGAAATATAACTATCGCTTCTGGAACTATGTTCCAACCACCAAACCCATCCTTTCCCCTGCAAAAATAAGACGTATCAGAAGCAAGCAGACAACAAAAACTATCTGTATCGGCTATTACTCCTGTGCTTTCTGTAAGGCTTGTGCCGGTCAGAATCTTAATGACTGGAAAACCATTAAGCGTTTCCAGTGAACCAGCGTTTACAATCCTTGGCTGATTGGCGTTTGTGGCCTGCGTTAAATGGTATCCGTTGCCACTTTGGTCATACCACTTGGAAACGTATACTGAGGCACTCCCAGCCCATGACAAAAGATCGGTAGTGTCTAATTCATCCGCTGACACGCTGATTGTTCTTGCGGCTCCGTCGCTATCTCTGCGAACGTCAATTAGGGCGCCCGCATAACTCCCAACGGCACGAAGCGACCACTGCCCCCTTGCCGTAGCCACAACTTCTGACCAAGTGGGCTCAGTCGTCGTATAGCCAAGGGCTTGGGCCTGCGCTTTAATTTCCGTCGCCGTTAATGTGCGCGTCCAATAAGCCACCTCATCGACTGTTCCAGGCATTTGCTCATATGGGGCGCCTGTAAGTTGATTGGCATCGCTTGACAAATACATTGGGCAAGTGCTTGTTGCTGCCATGCCGATACTTGTTAACACATTGACCTTTAACAGGCCGTTTTTGTAAATCTTGACAATCCCAAAGGTTGAGCCCAATTGTTGATAAGACATTGCAACGTGTCTGGAAGGCACAGTATCAATGTATCTCGATGCGCCATTAGTGATTCTTATGTCGTCAATGTAACCATCATAAAAAAGCCCCGCTGCGTCCCAACCCGAGCCTATAACGCAATTCCCATCTGAGAAATTGGCGGCAGTAGAGTACGTGCCCGCACATTCTCCATTTACCCACAAATAAACGTTTGATCCTTTGCGCGAAACTGCGATGTGGTTCCACAACCCCCATCGCAACGCAAAGGGTTTTGATAAAATCCGATTCGCTCCGTTAGTGTAAAAAATCAACGTGCCGCTATCGCTGTAAACAGCAAAGCCTGTCGCCGAACCATTAGATGCGCGGCAGTCGTAAAGCGCCATGAATGTGGAGTAAACCGTAGACTTGGGCCATACCCACATTTCGACGCAAAAATCACCTGCATACTGAAACGCAGAACCGTTTGGTGCAGTTAACTGAGAGGTTGAGCCGTTAAATAAAGCCGATGCACTTCCATACTTCGCCTGAACCGTCGATGTTGTCGTACTGATAACGCCAACAGTTTTTGGCGATGGTGAGACATCTGTAAAAACTATGCCTCCGTTTGCTCCGTTGCAGTTCAGAAGCAAACTGACGCTGCTGTAAAGAGCGTCTGATGAGTCCATCTGAGATGATGGAAATTCTGGCGGTATTGGCTCAGTGCCAACCAATGGTTCATATTCATTAGAGGCGTCAACCGTATTTGATATGACGCCGTTAGCCCCAGATGGGCGAACCGCCCAATTCCATTTATTTGCAGAGAAAGAACCCTCCCGCCTAGCAACCACAGAACCAATGGTTGGGGCGGGCTTGCAAATGACCGTTACAGTCCAATTGACGGAGTGCATGCCGACTTCGTAATCTTTTTTGCCGTATTGAGTGGAGCCGTTGAACAAAGTCGCTTCGTCGTTAGAAGTCGGGTCTAGGGTTGTCTGTCCGTGTGTCGGAGAGGCGATATAGGCCGCGTGCCTCTCATTGCCCGTCCCATCATAGGCAACATCTGTGTAGGTGTCGCCCATCCTCCAGTAAGCCCATGGAAGTTGCGAAATGACCGTCTCGTAATATGTCCACGTCGGAACGATTACAAGGCCAAACTGACCTTCCTGAAACGGAAAGGGGATCATGCGTCTGTGTCGGCGTTCGTCGTGATAAACAGCATGATGCCGTGCAACCTCGCGTCAACCGCCAGCGTATCTGCGCCGTCTGTAGCTACCCTAGACATCCTGAAGAAAATCATGTCTGTCGCCACCGGAGTGTTTGAGATCGTGATGGCAGCAGATTCAGGGGCTATATACATGCTGTTCGCGGTTCCACCCGTATCAGTGACGTTCACAGCCGTCCCGTAGGACGTTCCGATAGCTCCGGCGTCGTGAACTGCAACCCCTTGAAGGCTCCAGACCACTCCGAAATTGGTGGTCGTGCTCTGATGGCTCCAATACGGCTGGAAGGTCACTGTGCTCTTGTTCCACTTCTTCGGAAGCGCTACCGAGAACTGCGCGTACTCTTGGGCCGTCGGGTCAAAGTTGAGCGTTAGCAGGTCTGGCTGATTAGATGAGAGGGGTTGCGGATTCAAACCTTGGCAACCGCTGACGATGCTTTGTCTCATCGAGACGGCTGAGACGTATATGCCGTGCTTGCCTTGGGTAGAGCCACCCCCACCACCGCCTCCGAACGGCACCCAGACGGCAGGGGGGTAGCTTTGGAGATAAACCGGAGCCTGTAGGGTCGTGTCGTAGAAGATGCGCCCGAGCCAGAGATTCGATGTAGGCCGATTGGCCGTTGTTCCCTTGTCTACGATGGCAGAGAGGATGGCTTGCCAGCGACTGAACAGCGTATTCCAAGGACGAGAGACGATGCCCGTGTCGTCCACCATCTTGGAATTAGATGGGTAGTCGTATTGATCAGCCACCGCGACCCCAGGCACCGATAAAGACGGTCTTGATAGGGTCAGTCACCCGAAACTTGAACAACCAATCTCTTGCCCTTCCGAGGCAATTGAACACTGCTCGCGTTTTGTACTTGCCGACTGCCCCCACATCCCTCCAGACCTCTTGCCCCCACTCATGGCCACCGTCACGGCTGATCTGCATCATCACTTTTGGTGTGACGCCTTGGCCGTTCTGGACACCGACTCCCGCTTCCATCTCAATCCATATTGCAGAAAACGTCGCAAGGTCGCCAGACTGCTGGTGCCTCCCGACAAACTCACGCACGATGGCCGCGCCGTTGTCGGTGTACAGGTCTTGCTCCAGCTTGTACAGGGTGCCGTTTCTGTAGTCGGAGACGTAGTTCTTCGTCAGGAACTGGGTCTGGATATCTCCAAGATGTCTCCCCGAGTTACCGAACTGCACCTTGCTCCAAGACTGCGATTGCCCGTCATACAACCATGACGCATTCGCCGTTGGGAAGTTGATCTGATACATGGGGTGCCCAGAGATCATGTAGGCATATCCCGTCGCATCAGCGACTGAAACATATTTGGAAAAGACGTAATCCAGTTCAGGCGTAGAGACAGGGACAGAGTTTGTTCCCGTCTGGATGCACACCTGAACCGCGCCGAGCAGGTTCCTTCTAAGGAAGATCAGCGAGTTGTTGAACTTGCACAGGGACCAGACAGCGGCTAAACCCCATTCAATGGCTGAGCCACCGATTCGAGCATAAGGAAAGTCAACTGCCCCCGAGTCGCCCCAAAACTCCGTGGTTTTCTCGCCGAAGAGAACCATCACCCCGCCGTCAGTGAAGACGCGAACGAGGTTATCCGGGTCACTCTCAGCCGTGGCGAAATCTAGAGCGCTCCAGGTGAACCCATCGTAGAGCGCCGAGATGTAGAACTGGCCTGTTCCTGTCTTGTTGACAATGAATCGACCGTTGTAGAACGTACAAGTCGTCGAGGCAGGGAAGTCTGCGTCGGTGATCCGCGTAAACGTGTTTGTGTTGGTGTTGAAGATGTACCCGTAAGTACCGTCCACCATCATCAACTGCGTGCCGTTGTCCGAGAAGCAGACCCGGCCCGTGTAGGTCAGCAGCGTCCCGACAGAAGTGAATGTCCCGTCGTTCAACAGCCTCCAGAGCTGATTGGATTGGGCGACGTACACCACCCCTTTGCTCTCGAACATGCCCCGAATCGGCGTGGCCCCGAAGTAGGCGAACTGGTTGAGCCCTGGCGTCGGGTAAAGGATAAGGTTGTTCTTTTCTCCATCAGCCTGCACCTCGAGATAGAGGTTCGTGCGCTGTTGGGCGTTGACATTGGCGCTTTTGCCTTGATTGCCAAGACCAAAAAGAGGGACGGTGCGAAGCATCAGCCGAGCCTGTAATTCTGATAAGACAGGCCAGAAGGAACGCCATAGGGCATCTTCAATACGGGAATCTGTACGTTCGCTCGCTTGATGGTTTTGCGTGCGTATGCGGCCTTCTTAGCCACGTCTGGAGTGACTGGCACTTGGTATTCAGCGGCGATCTCTTCAGCCAGCGAGAACACAATGGCCCGGTCATATCCAGGGGGCAGAGACACCGTCGTTGCCAGCCCGGTGAAAGATGAAATGAGCTTGTTGGAAACCAGATTCAGCGTCATCGACTGAGAGGGAACAGGCCACAGGTTCACTGTGATGTTCGGCACCGTCATCAGGGAGTAGATCGCGGTAGGGATCCCAGACACATCCGCTTTAAGGGGGATGTCGTTGTAATTGGATAGAGCCGTGACGGTCAGCGGGTAACTCACCCCACTGAGCAGGATGTAAGACGAATCAAGGATGTCAACAGGTCGCGTCGTAGAGGACGCCGGACCCACAACGTAAGCACTGACACCCGCAGTCAATGCAATGACATCTGTCGATTGAGCGAACACGAACAGGTTCTGCGTAGACCATGAATCAAGCATGGCATTGAGAGCCGTGAGCCCAGTTGATGCCTCATCAGCAGACGGTGTTTCACCGATGCTGTAAACACCAATCAGGCGCATTGCCCGAGAGATCAGGTCGATTGCTGTGGTCATGAATGGCCCTTAAAGGCAGGGGCCGAAGCCCCTGCACTTGTTTACAGCAGTGCGGTCAAGCCACCCGACGGGCTGATGAGAGCCCAGTCAATCGAGATGTTTGCGGTCGCGTTGGCCGTGCCGTAGATCGTGAACGATCCAGCAGCAGGAACGATCCGCTCGACGCGCAGCAGAGTCGTATCCGCAGCGGCCTGATTGACGACAGCGTAAATCTTGCTGTTCACGTCAACCTGCGAGTTAGTGACAACCACCGAAGACGCACCAGCAGCGATGGTCACGCGGCCCGAATTCAGGCTGGTCGTGAGTGCGCCGGTAGTCACAGCCGCAGCCGCCGTGGTAGCGGCGACAGTGCCGTAACCGTTGGAGACAATGGCGTTTTCAGTGACCGTGGGAACCTGGACGGTTTGTCCAGAGGTGTAGCCCGCATAAGCGCGGGAGAGAAGGACAGTCATGATGATTCCTTTCGGGGTTTAGGCGATGACCTTGCAGGCCAATTCCGGGTACGTCGCGGCCCAACCAAACAGCACGTCGAGACGCATCAGGTTGTTGTCGTTCACGCCGTCATAGAACTGCGTAACCTTCACCGAGAACCCGTCATCCGACATCTGCGTGACCTTGGCGCCCGTGCCATCCAGCGGCTCAAACATCGGAACCATCGCCAACGTGAACGCGTCACGGTGGTACATGACCGACGTTTCATAGGATGCCGAGGCAGCGCCGACGATGGTGATCACAGCCGAAGTCGCAGGCGAAGCAGTGACGGTCTGGAAAGCACCAGACGGAGTAAGCGCCGGGAACACCGAGATAGACGTTGCCGACGAAGCTGCGTCAGCGGTCACCACGAACTGCTGCAAAGCGCCCGTGTCAGCACGCGACTGCGGGTTCACTGCGTTAACACCAGCAATGGTGATAACCGAGCC